TTGCATGTTATAGTTTCCCCTTCTTCTGGGACCCATTGGGTCACCTTCCCCATATGGTAGAGCGTGAGACAATTTTTTAACTGGAGCTAGACAGTTAAAAAATCGCTCCCGACAGGGGTCGAACCTGTGACATTCAGATTAACACATCAGCTGTTTTGTAAAACAGTGTCTGACGCTCTGAACCAGCTGAGCTACGGAAGCACGGGGGACCAAAGGTCCTGCGCGCATCGGGAATCGAACCCGAGCTAGCACCTTGGAAGGGTGCTGTACTACCACTATACTATGCGCGCTCCTTCCGACCTACCAGAATCGAACTGGTATCAGCGGGACTACAATCCGCGGTTCTGCCATTAAACTAAGGTCGGGGCGGAGAAAAGCAAAGCTTTTCGACCGGGGGAGCCTTTTAGGGACGTGCTCAGGTCCAGGTGCGTCTCGTTCTGGGGGGCTCGAACCCCCGACCACGAAGTTAAAAGCTTCGCGCTCTACCAACTGAGCTAAGAACGAAAAAGTGTCCCTGGCGGGGTTCGAACCCGCGACCTCGGGCTCTCTTAGTCAGTTACAGAAACTGTCATAGTCGCTTCGCGACTGGTCCATAAGACCCGCGCTCTAACCAACTGAGCTACAGGGACTTTTAGAGCGGAAAGATTTTTTTGACCCCGTGAATGGCTCCGCGACATCCAGGGCACTTGGTGCGTTCACGCGTGTTCCGGAAACACGCATCGCAAATAACATGACCACACGGATCGATAAATAGGTCAACAAGTCTATCCATACATACAAAACACGTAAACTTGGCGTACCTTTCAGGGGACGTGTCCTTTAGGACCCGCGACATTTCATTCGCCTTCCCGAGTAACTCCCTGCATTGTTGAGTCAGGGCGACAATACCCTGTTCGGACTCGTAGTTGTCTAATACACTCTCGAGGAGATCCTTTAACTCTGAATCACGCACGGTATCTACAACTGGTTTCACAATACCTATGTCCCTCTTTTTCTCATGGAGTTCGGCGGTGGCACCCACGAGGTCCCGCCGAATCACGGCGTACTCTTGCTTGAAAGACCCTAGAACTTTTTCAAAATTTTGCCAACGCTCATCGAGCGCCACCTCCGCGGGCTCTATGGGTTCAGGATGGGGTTCCTGCAGAACACTCTCTATGAGTGCCCTCGCATCCAGGTAGGCGAAGTTCATAAGAATGAAAATAAAAATATCCTTAAGTATTAATAATGGCTTCCTTCTATGAACCCAGGTCATATCATACGTATCATCTTGGAGAGGCCATGATTGTCTCGGCTGCCCTCCTCTTGATGATCACGGCCATGCAGGACTTTCTCGATCCGACCCGTCGGGCCAATCCGAACGTGGTCATAGGAGCCCTGACCCGTATGCTCCTTGGTCTCTTTATGATTTACTTTTTCTTCACGGTCCTGAACCAGCGTTAATTTATTTTATAAGAGAATACTACTATGGCGTTCTCAGCCGATGCCCTCTTCGGTATCTTCATCGGTCTGATTTTCTTCGCCTTGGGCGTGTCTACCCTCGTCCAGGCGAACCGAGGCCGCAAGGTTCCCAGTTTTGGATTTGATGCGAGCGGCGACCCCATCTCGACCACAACCGTCGTGAAGGACTACCCGAACATAGTTTTTGGTTCTTTGTTCCTGGTGATGGCCATGACTATCATGACATTCACGGGCAAGGCTATTATGAGCTAAAGATGAAACTCTTTTTTAGAAAAAATGATCCACCTTATCGGTCACCTGAGTGGGACGGTGATTGAGACGGTCCAGGATCTCGAAGACAGGATGGACGCGGTCGTCAGAGACTGCGACTTGACGGTGGTCAGTAGAGCTTTCCATCAGTTCCAGCCCATGGGGGCGACTGGCGTCCTCGTTCTGTCCGAGTCCCATTTCTCAGCGCACACGTACCCGGAACACGGGCTCGTGTATGTTGATGTGTTTTGCTGTAGTCCGACCTTTGACCCACGGGTCTGCGCCTCGAGCCTCGAACGCAGGTTCGGTGGCGCTCTAAAATATCAAAATATTAACCGGGCCCTAGAGTAATGGATGCCGCCACGGAGGCCGCCATCAGGTATGGAGCCCTTCTCGTGACGTTCCTTAAAATTGTGTTTGTGGCGGTCTTTGGCGTCCTGGCTGCTACGACGCGCGACGTGACTCAGATTAAGAAAAAAGGTCTGGGTCTGCTCGTGGCCGAGGCTGTCGTCGTGGGTGCGGGGGCGGCCGCCTCGTTCGCGGCCGTGGGCTGGAACCGCAAGTTCACAGGGTCGTGGTCTAAACTTCTAGGGATTTCTTTCGGAGTCTTTTTCGTGCTTCACTTTCTCTTTGAACTCTCTGGATTCAACGAGATTAGCTCAACTGCATCAACAGGCGCCAAGAAGTTTGCGGCCCAGGAGACGAAACTCAAGAAGAGCAAGCCGGCGCTCGTCATCGTGGGTCTCATCATGTTTATTCTGGCCATGTTCGCCTTGTGTGCATGGGACGCCCCGCCCCTCGCCCCGGACTGGCACTTTTCAAGAAATCTTTCGTTTTTCCTTCTCGAGCCCCTTGCGATAGGCCTGGGGAGCGCCCTGCCCGCCATTATGATCACAAAGGATCGGGACGGAGACTCGAAGACTGTCCTGAAATCCTTCCTGTTTGGCCTGGTCCTCTTCGGGTCGGGTCACTTTGGTCTTCAGTACTCGGGCCTGTATCGCGAGTTTGGATTTATGGGCCCATGAATCCGATGGACGGGTGCAGACGCCAGTTGAGTCCCGGGGTCGGAGGATCCACGGGGATCGGGCGCGGGACCCCCGGGGTCCATGCATACAGGTCTGGCGGGTCCAGAGAGACATACGGGCTCATCGTCTTGTACAGGAGAGCCAGCGCCAACACAATCAATAGTATGAGCAGAGGCGTCATTCTTGCTTTGAACTGAGATTTTTCCTGGGCTTAGAGGCCCTGAGCGTCTCTCTTCAAAGAAAGATGGAACTTGCCGACTTTATAGAAACGATTAAAGAGTCTCTGACGGACGCGCAATACAAGGAGGGCCTCGAGCTCTGTATGAAATCTTACAAGTCCGAGGAGAAACTGTACCGCATGACGTACATGCGCCCTATGGTTTTCCGCGAGGGCCACTGTGAAGACTGTGATGAAGTGAAGACGTACGTGACGTTCACCAAGTGTACGAGCCTCGTACTCCTTGGAAACGAGAGGGCCGAGCGCGTACGCAAGTCTAACCTCTTCAAGGGGACATTTGAAGAGATGGAGTCTTTTCTGCACATTGATGTCCTTCACGCCTTTCCTGAAGATCTCGACATGGATCTTGAGTGGTTTGATTTTCCTGTAATAAGTCTCGAGCTCCAAGAACCTTGAACGTTCTTGGGGCCGAGGCCCGGTTTTTTGGAGTTTCGAGTCCGGGGTCCAAAACACGAGGTGTTTTGTCCGTCCGTCTAGTTGGAGAAGGCCAGACCGCCCATGCCAGACTGGATGCGCAGGATGTTGTAGTTCACCGCGAACAGCTTCTGCAGGGCGTTGTTGGAGTTGGTGCCCGCCTTGATGGACACGGCCACCTGGGCGTTATCAATCCGAGAGAAGTTGCAAGTGCCGGTCGGCTGGTGCTCCTCGGGCTGCAGGGCGAAGGAGTACACGTAGATACCCGGGTACGGGGTGCCGCTGTGGTACACGTACGGCTGGTAGGTGTTGAAGTACTTGCCGAGCTGCTCCTTGAACCGGTCCTGACCGTTCAGGATCACCTTGAACTGGTTCAGCGGGCCAGTCTCGTACTGCGCGGCCGAGCTCGGGTAGCCCTCCTCGATCCAGCTGTAGGTGTTGCCCCAGCCGGCAGCCATGGTGATGCCAGGCACGGAGAGGGACGCCCCCTGCAGCAGCAGGTGGGGCACGCCCGCCACGTGGGGCAGGACGAAGTTGTTGGAGTTGACGAAGGCGGAGGTGTTGCAAGTCACCTGCACGTTCTGGGTGCTGGTGGAGAAGTTCCACAGGGCGTTCAGGTTGGCCGTCGCGCTCTGGTTGGGGTTCACGTAGCACCACACAAACTCCTTCACGGGGTGGTTGAAGGACAGGCGGATCAGCTGGAAGCTGTCGTTGGTCGCCGGGATGCTGTCACCGCCGGTGTGCTGCACCTGCTCGATCAGGTACTCGTGGCCCTTCTGGGCGAACCGGCGGCGCTCCTCGGTGTCCAGGTACACGTAGTTGGCCCAGACCTGGAAGTCGGTGCTGAAGTAGCTGGTGTAGTAGGCAGTCAGGTCGAAGTCCAGGCGGACCTCGTGGTACTGCAGGGCAATCAGGGGCAGGTACAGGCCCGGGTTGCGGTTGAAGAAGAACAGCAGGGGCAGGTACACACGGGGCTGGTTGCCGTTGATGTTGGTGCCCAGCACGGCCGCGGAGGAGGCTGCGGTCGTGGTCATCTTGCCGTAGGCGTACTTGTCAGACTCGCCCAGGAACACCTCGGCGTACAGGCGCCACCAGGTCTGGTAGTGCTTGTCGATGCGCTGGCCACCGATGGTCATCTCGATATCGGCGATGGCGCGCTCGGCGATCCAGCAGGTGTCGAAGCCGGTGTTGTTGGAGGTCGTGTTCGCCGTGATGGGCAGCAGGGACACGTACATGTTGCCGACCAGGTCGCCGTTGCGGGCGATGGTCACGGACACACGGCCGCTGTTGGTCGTGGTGCCGTTGACGGTCTGCTGGATGTTCTCCATCGCAAAGTTAGTGTGGCGCTTGTACACGGCCTGGAAGAAAGTCACCTTGGGCTGGCCCGTCAGGTACACGTCCTGGGCGCCGTACGCAACGAGCTGCATAAGTCCTCCTGCCATGATTGCTTGGTACTAGTCCCCGAGAAAAAAATTTCGACCGAGCCGGCACGCACCCCCTGAAATTTTCTCGTTATAAAGTAATCATGAGTGCAAACCTGACCAGGGCCGCCACAAATGCCTCCCGGGCTGCCAACGCGAACGCGAGTCTCGCCCAGGCCCCCGTCCCCACCAACGTGGCTAACGCCGCCGGGGCGAACGCTCGGAACAACGCCAACGTGGCCAAGGCGGCCATGAATGCGCAGAAGGCCATGACTAACGCAAACACCGCGGCTGCGAATGCAGCGGTTGCGGCCGCCAGCGCGACGAATACCCAGGCTTCGGCAGCCCTGAACAACGCTGCCCGTCAGGCTGCAAATGCGTCCGCCGCCCTTGAAGAAGCCAAGGGGGCTTTCAGGGAACTGGCGAAGCAACTCAAGGCGGCCAACGCCTCCGTGAACAACCTGAAGCAAATGATAAACAACGCGTAAAAACGCCCATCCTAAAAATCAAGGGCTCTAGTAAATGTCTCAGCGCCCGCCAAAGCCTGTGCGTGCACCCGAGCCCGAGGAGGAGGAGGATGAGGACGAGGAGCTGGACTTTGGAGAGGATGAGGACGGTCTGGACCTCCTGGGCGCTCTCGAGTCTTGGTTCACAACTGAGGATGGCGAGACGATCGCGTCGGCTCTCGTGGGACTTCGATCTGCTGTTGAGATGCAGAACAAGATTCTCGTGAAGATGTTGAGTGCCCTGAGCAAGATCCAGCCTTGCAAGTGCACACCTGATGAGCCGGAGGCACCCCCCGCTTAAAAATATATTGACCTTTCATACAAATGGAGAAGGTCCACACTATCGATCATCAGACTCCTGAAAAAACGAATGAAATCCGTATGGAGCTCCACCATACGGATGTGCTGAATATGAACGCCGAGGACCTGGGTCAGTTTGTCACCGACCTCGAGGATCATATGTGCCTAAACACCAAGGGCGACAAGTACGTGCCCCTGGGACTTATGAATCGTCTCTTTGATTTCGACGATGGAAATATCAAAAATGTGAATCTGGAGACCATGTCCGAGCAGCGTCGTCGTTTCGTGATGCTCTTGTCAGACCTATATCACCAGGCGGGCCAGCTGTCCATTCGGGACCAGCCGAGTCAGGACCTCACGGGGAACGAGTTTCTGATGGGCCAGCGCATCACGCGCCTCATAGAGACTGTGGATGACACGTACGAGATGATTTTTCGCTGGGTCCGAACAAATGAGCGCATCAATCACCCGACGTATGTGCCCATCAAGGGCGACATGGAGTCTCAGATTTTCAGGTGCCAGACCATGAGCACCTTTTCCGAGGCTGATACCGAAAAGGATCAGACGAGCCCGTTCCAAAAGTTTCTCCTGTATCTCCTGGACCAGACGTACAAGCTGAAGATGCGCCGCTACGGAGACTATTGCTGCAAGCAGATTGCGACCGAGGAGGGCCACCTGACCAAGGCGTGGAAGCCCGTGATGGAGATCAAGGACTTTGTGTATTTCTACTCGCAAAAGGAGGAGAAATATGACATGTGGAAGAACATGACGAGCAAGGGTGGTATTGTACAGGATACCATCAGGCACTTGACCAACTGCAAAGATCTCCAGTTTCCGGCCATCAAGAAGAACAGGAACGTGTGGTCGTTCCGGAATGGCATCTTCATCGGGAAGTTTCTAGAGAAGGACTCGTACACGACTCGGTTCTATTCATACACGTCAGACAACTTCAAGCACCTGGACCCGACCATCGTATCCTCCAAGTATTTTGATCAGGACTTTTGTGCAGACAATCTCGCCGTTCCCGACTGGTACGCCATTCCCACGCCCCACATGCAATCCGTCATGGACTATCAGGACTTTTCAGAGAATGTGTGTCGGTGGCTCTACGTGTTTTGCGGTCGGCTCTGCTTTCCGACCAACGAGATGGACTCTTGGCAGGTCATCCCCTTCCTCAAGGGTATTGCGCGTTCAGGCAAGTCAACAATTATTACAAAAATTTGTAAAAAGTTTTACGAGGGGCAGGATGTCCGGACCCTGAGTAACAATATTGAAAAGAAGTTTGGTCTGGAATCGATCCATGATGGTTTCATGTTCATCAGTCCCGAGATCAAGGGTGACATGGCCCTCGAGCAGTCGGAGTTTCAGTCGCTCGTCAGCGGCGAAGATATGAGTATCGCACGCAAGAACAAGACGGCCGTGAGTCTGACGTGGAACGTTCCGGGAATCTTGGCCGGAAACGAGGTGCCCCACTGGCGCGACAATTCGGGGTCCGTGCTTCGTCGCTTGATGACCTGGAACTTCGGGCGTCAGGTTTCAGAGGCGGATCCTCATCTGGATGAGAAACTCGACGGCGAGATGGATGCCATCCTGTGCAAGTGCGTCAGGGCCTACCTCGAGTACTCGCAAAAGTACTCTGACCAGGACATCTGGAATGTCGTCCCCCGGTACTTTCTGGATATCCAGAACCAAGTGGCCATGGTCACAAACACGCTCCAGCACTTCCTGGCAAGCGAAAAGGTCCGATACGGGGCGGACTTGTTCTGTCCTCAGAAGCAATTCGTCACGACATTCAATCAGCACTGTCAAGAAAACAACCTGGGTCGCCCGCGATTCAATCCCGACTTTTACGCCGGGCCCTTCAGTTCGCGCAAGCTCGAGGTCCGAAACGATACGCTCGTGTGGCGCGACCAGACGCTTGCTTCACAGCCATTCATCTTTGGGTGTGACCTGGCTCAGGATTTAAATACCGTCATCTAGTAGAATGTCAGCAGAGACTATCCGATGGATACAAGGTCCGACGACAAATTTCAACTTTCGACTCGCGGCCCCTCAGGTCACATCAACCATTATGGACCTGCCCGTGACGCCTTTCAGGACCCTGGACGTGCAGACGTTTCATGCCGGGGTCAAAGAGATGCTCGGGTACGTGGCTGGCGGCAAAAAGGCTGTCGTGCGTATTACAAATAACTCAATTCTTGGGGCGAACAAGGCGGACCAGGTTCACAGGTGGGACTTTCACGTCACGGAACCCAAGGCGTACGTGAGTTTTGCACGGGGAACGGGCCGGATCCAGATAAACACGACTCAGGCTCCCGAGGTCGTCTTGCGTTTTTTGGACCGGACGTACTTTCCGGGAATCTCGAGCCTTCCGTATCGGATCCTGAAAATTGATACAAAAATTTATATTGATAGGACCCTCAATCTCGATAATCTGGCTCAAGAGATTGGTTCAAAGGTTCCAGGTTCTGTGGCGAGTGTACGATACGAGCCTGAACTCATGCCCGGCCTGTATCTCAAGTGGGCCAAGCCCCACGTGAACCTCATCATGTATACAAACGGTACGATCCTTACACAGGGCCTCAAGTCACTCGAGAGCATCGGTCTAACGGGCCAGATCCTCGAGAGCCTCTTTCGGGAACACAAGGTCGACCACCTCAAGGTCTTTAAGTATCTGCGAGGCACCAACAAAAAGAACTGGCTCCCCAAGCTCCACGCCCCCGTGCCGCAGCGCAAGAACAAGGAGGGCAAGAGGGCCCACATGCTCGATGCGCGGTATCCCCTGGCCCAAGGATACACGGATGAGCGTGCCGGATTTTACGTCCGGCCCGGACCAGACAAGAAACCCCGGTTTTATCCTTTGGTTGGTGACTTGGCGCTTGTCCGGACAAAGGTGGCCCGGGCCTATGCCAACGCGGGCGTGGAGATTCCCTCCCCTGTACGGAACGCCCTAGGCATCGAGAGGGGAGCTGCACCCAAGAACAAGGCGGAGGGCCGGCGGGCCCCGAGTTGGAACGCGCAGAAGAATGGGTACTACGTCAAGCCCGGGCCGGGAGGTCAGCCGTACTTTTTCAAAGTGCCCAAACACAAGGCGTATGCCCTCCCCAAGGTGATTGAAAGGTACCAGAAAGCCGGGCGCCGCATACCCACCCCCGTCCGGGCCATCTTTGGCCTGACGCGCTCCCCTGAACTTCAGCACCTTCAGGCCCAGCTCGCGGTGAACACAAACGCACAGGGCCACCTGCGCATCAACGGGAAACACTTTAACAAGTACACACGGGCCGAACTCTTGGCGATTGCCCGGGACCTGAATATTGCCAACGTCGGAAACAATTCAAGCCTGAGTAATATTGCACAGAGGATCTTGAATGTCAAGGGCCGGGAGCGCCAGCGGGCCGACCTGGTGATGGAAGGGCGGCCTGTGGTCTTCATGGCGAATGGGCGCGTGAAACGGGGAGATCGGGCCCGACAGTGGACCACGCTGAATGCTTCGGAAAAGAACTCTATTGCCCGCGGGTACCTCACGGATGCCGAGTACAAGGAGTGGCAGGAGCTCTCCGCTGGAGACAAGTATGACGCCCTCTTGTATTTCAAGAATAAGAGGGCCGCAGTCAAGCCCAAGACGCCAAGCCCTCCCTCTTCCGCCGCGTCCTCCGTGGCCTCGCCGACCTTTGAGCTTGAACTCGAGGCGTCACTCCTCGTGAGTGGCGTGGGTGGAACCAAGAATGATGAAGAAAAATTGGTGAAAATTTTCAAAAATTTGCCCCGGGGCGCGCGGGGCAAGCCACTCAAGGCGGACATGGCCCGGGCCTCGAAGAATTTCATCAAGGAAATAAAGAGGCGCGTACAGCTCAAGAAAATCAGGGAGGCGTACAAGGCTCGGATTGTCGTGCCAAATTGGATACCGGCAAACAAACGAAACGCCTTCTCCCAAACTCTTTTGAATCTGGCAACGGCGCCAAACGCCAAAGGGAAGTTGCCGACCCGTGCAGCTGTTCGCCGGGGCTTGTCCGCATGGCTCCGGTCGCAGTTGCCCCAGCAAGCCCTGGCGGCCCGGAACGTCGAGAATGTCGCGACGGGTATCGTGCGGCGCGTGCCTGCATGGAACCCGAACGTTATAAAGACCCCCAACTTCCCGTCTCCGAATGTCAAGAGGCTCGGGACGCCCCGCCGAAAGGCGCAGGCCCCAGCGGCGCCCAAAAAGGATCCTCGGGAGAACAAGGAGTATGCTCTTCCGAAAACTGAGAATGTTGAAAATCTCGCAAACGCCATGATAGGTCTCGGGCTCCGGGTCGGAGCGACAAACAAGTACTCGTGGACTCAGCTGAAGAACGCAGGCGTGCCCGAAAAATTCAAAAACACGTGGCTCAAGAACGTGGCGGGCCTGAACGCGCCCAACGCCCTGAGTGCCCTCAAGACGGCCAAGGCCCGGGCCAATTGGCTCGCGGTCCACAAACCGCTCCTAAATAAAGAGGCTTACCAGGCGCTCAAGAAGCACAAACTCGTACTGAATCAGTTGAACAAGAACAGGCGCGCGGCGGCCAAGGCGGCCCGCTAGGTCACACACTCGAGCACGTTGAAAATTTTGTACATGAGGGCAAAGAGGGCATCACGATCGCCTATATTTTTAGGGTCCAAAATCTCGAGCTCCACCTGCCACGTGGTGTCCTCATCCGCATCCTTGTCCTCTGGATCGCCCTTGACCTCAGTCAGGTCGATCGAGAGGTTTTTACGCACGAAAGACCATCGCTTCTTGAGTCGTACAGACTCCATCTCGGTGCCGTCATGCTCATAGGGCTTTTCGAGAGACACGCCCAGACGCACGTCAAAGGGATTTCCCTCGAGGCCAAAGTCAACGTTGGCGCACTTGACCTTCTGGACCGCAACAGACTCATCCGTGTTCTCGTTAACGGTGATGCGTTTGTTCTCGAGACCGTAGTAGACGGAATAGATGCCCTCGGAGACGGACTCCCACCCGTCGTACTTTTTCAGGGCCCGCAAGAGGCGCTCGAATGTTGGGCGTCCGATATTCGTATCGAATTTCTGGGCCGTTTTGCGTCCCAGACGGAACTCAATCTCCACGTGCTCCTTGGGAGCCCACTGACGAATTACCGGCTCGAACGTATCAAAGATCTTTCGGGCCGTTTCCATCTTTTGTTTTAAAGTTTGAGCGCTCGTTTCTTTTATGTCTCTTCCCCGGGGCCTTCCGAACCTCGGTGCAACGTGCTGGCTCAACTCGGCCGTGCAGTGTCTGGCCCACGTCCCCCTCCTCGTCAATACGTTGAACCGAGAGCCGTATGAAGGTCCGTGTGATGTGACGCGGGAAATGGGACACGTCTTCAAGTCCCTGTGGTCGACCGATGGCAGTCCTGATCCCGGCCGTTTCATTCACGCGTTCAGAACTCGTTTTCCTCGGTTCGACCCTGGACAGCACGATGCCCAAGAGGCCTTTTTGTGTCTCGTGGATGTGCTCGAGTCTTCACTCGGAAAAGAATTTATTAAAAAAATTTTCAACGGTCAAGAAATTCAGGAGACGACTTGGGACGGCGGGCGGTCCGAGCTCGTGTCTGATTTCGTGACTGTCATGTTCAATTCCGAGGGGGCGGCCGAGACGACCCTTGAGGACCTCGTCAAGGAGCGCGAGCGGCCTGCGTCCCTCGAGGGGTACGTGGATTCAGAGGGCCGGAAGCACGACCGGGCCGACGTGACGACGCGCGTGACCACGTGGCCCTGTGTGGTCACATTCACCTTTGCATGGTACTCGGGTACCAAACGCACAGTCATTCTGCCCGAGGTTTTTCAGGGCAGGTGGTACCTCTTTGCAGTCGTTCTCCACGCGGGAGGGGTCCACGGGGGTCACTATGCCATGGCTGCCCGGTTCAGAAACAAGTGGTACATGAAAGATGATGCCCACGTGTACGAGATTCCAGAGGCGCCCCGGAGAGGACCGTTCTATATGGCGTTGTACAGGGCGCAAAATTCCCCAAGTTGAATGTTTTCTCGAATATTCACGATGGTCCTAAAGTATGTCCGCCGATTATTCGGGTGCTTCTTGTCGGTGCGTATCTTTTCAACATACCAACCGAGGTCCCCGTAACCACACTCGACGATAGTCCCATCGGACAAGTCCCGGCGCGCATTCACACCGTGGAGCGCCGCTTCCTTGTATGGAACGCCCCGATCCTGAACAAAGAGATCCGTTCCGTGCAATAGGGCAAAGTCTATGGTTATGCGTTCACGGGGTTTCCACTTGAAAAGCGTCTCGTGAGTTCCGGTCCGCACGGGTTCATCAACAGGCGTGAAAACGAGCCCGTCCGTTTCCCATGGTAGCGACTCGAGGTCCGGGAGGGGTCCCGGCCATGGGCCCATGTGTTTGACGCGTATTTCAAATGGGTCCTTGACTGACCGCACGACAGATTTGAGGAGGGCCCGGGCCGCATCAAGTCGCTGCGTAAGAGGCTCGCGGTGGACATCAGTGCCCTTGACGCACACGGCATCATGGATCAGAAAGACGGGTTTGGCCCCTCCACGGACCGCGACAAGTTCACCATCGAGGATGGTCCCTCGGGGTATCATCGTGCTGACCGTCACGGTATCAAATGCCCTGTTGACGAGAAAGGCGGCGCGTTTGCCATCCAATTCGAGACTCACGAGGAGGTGTCTGACACCGTCCGTCTTTTCACACACGACGTAACGTCTCTTTTTAAATTCTTGAAAGTGTCTCCGTTCTATAGAGACGGGTTGCGGGCCTGGGAATCTCTCCCCATCAGAAGATTCCCAGGCCTGTTGAATAAAATCCTGAATCTGTTTTTTCATATTATGGTGAAAGGGCACGTTGGCTCTAAGTGGGTGAGCCCTCAGGGCGCCAACTTGACCCCGGCCGTCTCGAGAATATTCCCGACACACTCGTGCACGAAATGACAGATGACTGTGGCTGACGTTACGGCACCAATCTTGATCCCGAGACCCTGTAGGACACGGAACATACTTTCGTCCCCGGGGAGTTTCACGGGAATCTTGTCACCCCGGATCTTTTTGTCGACGGGTCGAGCATCCATGGCCCATACGCGCGCCTCTGTACTCTGGACCTCGTAGAGGGAGTCTCCGAGTTTCTTTCCGGTGACCGTATCAAAATCGAGCCCCCTCTGGTTCGCTGGCTCCGTAGATCCCGCAAGTGTCTTCTTTTTGAACGAGTCCCAATTAATACCCTCCTTGACGGCCGGAAACACGAGAACATGGAGATTCTTGTCGAACGGAAGAATCGCCTTGATGAGAGAGTCTGCGTCGAGATTCGTCCCGTATTCGAACCACACGATGCGCTCGCCCGACTTGATGAGTTTGGCCAGACCCGACTTGTCATTCACAAAGGCTATGTCCAGATGAATACCACGCATCATACACTGCATATGAATATTCATGACGGAGTGAAGTGTCGTGGCGCTCACAGACTTGTTCTTTGTGACCATACACACATGGACGACGGTCATTAAAAGAGTGGAGCATCTATGCCTTAAGCCGCTCATCCATCACTCCATGGAATCGAATATTTCCAACGTGACCGAGAGTTGTTGTCACGTCCGCATAGATCTTTCCGTCCATTTGCTGCCACCTCCTACAAAAGGCGTAGTCCTCAGAGAGGTACCGCCGAGTCTGCGGGTCGATCATGCAATCGAAGCAGGCATGATACTCGTCAAGGTCCCTATTCTGGTGGTCATTCACACACTGAAGTTCGGGGTACTTCTCGGCCATCTTCGCAAAGACAGAGCGCTTGATGAGCATAAACCCCGTGGGACCGTCGAGCACCTCTGTGAATCCATTTCGGACGGGCGTATTTGAATACTTGAAATTCATCACAAGACTCGAGCCCATCTTGTTCGGGTCGCGATTGTCGCCCGCCTTGATGCCCGTCTCGACCTGGTCCCACATAATGCACTTCTTCGGGTAACAGGCCACAGCAACGTCATGCTCCGACTCGATGAGACGCATGACGGACTCGGGGTCAAAGTGAATGTCCGCATCGATGAACAAAAAGTGGGTCGCCTGCGTCTTTTGCATGAAACGAGCAACGCCCAAGTTCCGGGCCCGGTGCACAAGCGACTCATTCTCGGTCGTGTCGAGCATCATCTGAACGCCGCGGGCTGCACATAGACGCTGGAGACGGAGGAGAGACTCGGCGTAGGCCGCCAGACAGACGCCACCGTAGCACGGGGTACAGACAAAGAGAATGACTGACATTACACACGAGAGCACTCTAACCCTTAAGTATTATCGCTTCGAGTTTCGTGATTGTCGGAACTGAAACGTCACAGATTCTTGCAAGGTCCGCCTTGGTGACGTTCCAAGACTTGAGCATACTAAACATGACCGTGGCGGCAATAGCTTTTGGGGTCCGTCCTTGGAGACCCACGTGATCTTCGAGCTCTTTGCACCGGGCGATGAGCTTCATACGCGTGCGCCCCCGCTCGGCATCGGGAATTCCCGTTACGGCGTTGAAGAATCGCGTCACCACGTCTGCAGCAGTCGTGACAACTACCCGCGTGTCCGGATTCTGGTCCAGAAAGGTCTCGGTCGTACGGGCAAGGTCCCTCACGGGAATTTCAAAGGCGGCGGCGATTTCCTGCGTCGTCCGAGAAATTCCCGACTCTTTGCACGCCTGAAAAATGCAATTCGCCTTGACGCCTACACGGACCGCTCCGCGAGTCAGGACGGACTCACTAAACTGTTTGTACTTGGTCTTGGCGGCACTCATGACCGAAGGAGGAAGTCCCAGGATGTCGCGCCCGACCCGGTCCATATCTGCATATGAATGAAAGAGGCTTCGGTCCTTGTGATTCATGGACATGTGGAAATTAATTCGGGCCATGCGTTTCATGGCGTGGCTCTGGTTCCTCCTCACATGGATGATTGTGCCCGTGTTCCACCCTTCACTAAAATGAGCCAGGTCCGCAGGGGCGCCTACACGCGAAGGATCTGCGCCACCACCGCCATCATCCCCGGGCCCTCCCCGCCATTCAGGCTCGTCAGAAATAAAAGCCTCATCGGTCCGACCACACGATGCACACGCCAGAAGTCCGTCGTGATTGAAAACCTTCGTGCCGCCGCACGTGCATTCATAGTCGGGGCGAAAAACGGCCGAGCTCTCAGGGGCCTTGTTTGATCTTAAGACGTCAAAGTCGGCCCATATACGTTCGAGGTCGACCATCTTTTTGGTGGTTAACCACCTGAAGGCGCGTTAGGCTCTTGAGCAAAAAACCTGTTTTTCTAGTAATGGACTACCTACTGACTGCAATCGCCATCGCTTTGGTGTGTCTGGCCGCCTGGCTCGTGTACAAGCGCTGGGTCGGACGGTACCGTCAGCACCCCGCGGAGGAGACTGAGGAGTTTGAGGACGAGGAGCCCGAGCCCGAGGTTATCCAGAAGGCTGTTGCCGAGCCTCCTCAGCCCGC